GGCTTAGTGCCTTGATTGCCTTTTCCGGGAGATAACGCTCTCCTGTCTTTGACGATGGCTTTCCGCTTTTGGTTCTCCATTTCTGATCTCCCCAATTTTTAAGCGACTGTTGCGGGGCTTTCAATCTTTGTAGCCTCCGCCCTTAGCTTTGTAGTTCTTTGCTAAAAGCTGCGCTTTACGAGCTGACCACTGACCTGCCCCTGTACCTTGAACCGCACGAGCCTTAATGCTTTCAAACATAGATTTACGCATTCCGGGCTTGGTGTAGTTACCAGCAGCATTAACCTTCCCACCTTCTTTGTACTGCGTGAAGTCGGTGTTATCCCGACGCGCTTTTTTCTTAGCGCCGGGCATCTTGGAAGGGTTAATTGCACCCATACCGCGTGAGGCTCTCATTAGCAGGTCCGTCCACCTTTGCGCATCTTTTTGTTACCAGCCATGACAATTTGCTTGCCTTTGGTTTTGCCTTTCATAGCAACACCGTCTTTACTAGGAGCTGCAGTTTTAACTGCACCCATTGATGTCATGCCGCCATTAGCCATTTTTTTCATAGCCATTTTGCCGCCATCAGCGTAACCACCCATTGCCATTTTTTTAGCTGGTTTGTCACTTGATTTTTTCTTCATCATTGCCATGAAACCTGCATTCATTTTCGTAGCCATACCGCCTCCTGATTTAGTAAATTCCTTACCCACACTCTGCGGCACACCGGCCTTTTTGGCAAACGCAGGGTTGTGAGCTACCGCCTGCATAAACCTTTCCTGCTTTGCACTAACGCTAGGCACGAGTCTTGCCCCTAATAGCGCAACCATCTGCACGGGCTGACGCTGACTTTACCGAACCGCCTTTTTTCTTACCTGATATTTTGTCCAGAGCAAACTGCCCTACTTGGTTTATTTTGCCCATCACTGCGTCCCCTAATTCCGAACGCCTTCTATTTAATTTTCGTTCGTCCTGTGCTTCAGATTTACGTTTATCCGACGCATCGCTAAATTGTTTTGAAACCGCATCAGCCCTAGTACCGCTTTCTGGAACTCCAGCATTAGCTTTGTCTACCATCGCAGAACGTCTACGCGCTTCGCGTGAAGCAGTAGCTTCTCTGTCAGACATCAAACGATCTAAAGAAGGGTTCCGGCTTGAATCAGACGAACCAGCTTGTCCGCGTTTCATTACGGAAGAAGCTGGTTGAAAATTTTTTTCTTCAGCTTCAAGTTTTGCATAATTTCTAGCTGATTGTTCAGCACTTACCTTTGATGCATCTGGACGAGGCTTTGGTTTGTTTGGGCTAACTGTAGTAAATTTTCTAGTTTTTGGAGCATAAGTATCGCTTTCATCTGGGGCCGCTTTACCAGAAAAAATACCTTTACCCGCCGATTTCATTTCTTCAACATCAGGCCCTGTGCTTGCAAAGTCTTTAACAATGCTTTCTCCGTCGCCAGCAAATTTTTTAACTTTACGTTTCATTAGGGGGTCATCCTTCCTGTAAAAAAACCAACAACAGCGGTAATAGCGCTTATAGCGCCTCCTGCCATCATCAATACTTTCCAGCCGCCTCTAGCTTCAGACAGCGTTTTGTCTATGTCTTCCAACGATTTACGAATGGCTTTAATATCTTCTTTCATTGCATCCATATCATCTTGCAAATGAGCTATGTCATTTGCGTGCGTTGCAAGTTCTCTGGCAGTTTGTATGTCGTCAACCATGTCAGCACTTCCACGCTCTTAAAGATTTATTAATCCGACTGTTCGGGTCGTTCGCGGTTTTGGACGAAGTCAGCTTTTTCTTCATGCCGGTCATACGCGCACAGAAGGAGTCCTTGCGGGAACCGCCCTCTGGTTGCGGGGCTTTTAAACCCGGCTTCCCCGGGTTTGCTTTGTTGTAGGAGGCACGCCCTTTGGCGTTCAATCCGCCCTTCGGGTTCTTGCCTTCTTTGCGAGTCCATGCCTGTGTTTTAGCCATAAAAAACAGTAATGCTTGCAAGATTAGTCATAGTTGCAAAGACGTTTGCTGTACACAAAACACCTTCGCCCGGAACAACTACATTAAACGAGTTAGGGTTGGAGTTAGAAGGGATGTCTACTTCCAATACACTAGTAGTCCCGTCTTTTAAAATAACTGTTCCAATTACACTTGCATTAGCGCACATCACCATACCTTTAATTCGAGCGCGTCCCTCAAAGACTACGCCCGAACTATTTAAATGTGATGATTTAACGTCTGTTTGCATAGCCATAATGGCCCCCTATTAGACGTTCTGTTGACCGAACAAATAGTCAGCCACGTAGTACTGAATGGTGCCGCCTACGTCGCCAGTAGCGCTGCTTGAACTGCTAACTGTGATAATCGCTTCTTTAGTAGCAGACATGACTGTGCCCAAACCAGCGCCGTTACCTGTTGAACCCGGAGTAATTGTGATTGGCGAAGTTGCTGTTGCGGTCTGTACCAAATAGCTGGTGTTAGAAGCCGAACCATCAAGCAATACGTAGCCGACGTTAATGGAGCCAGCAGTAGAAGGGTTAGTAATCATTACCGACGTAACAACTGCGTTAGCAGGCAGAACAAGTACGGCAGTTTGGCTAGAAGCTACAACAGCGTTAGATAGTGTTACTACGTTAGCTGTGTAAAAAGTTGCAGCCATAACCATTGAGCCGCAATAAGCTGAACGATCAGAGGTATCGCCGCCTGAACGCCAAATAGCTTGGGTAGTAGAAATTCCCATAATAAATTGTCCTCTTCATGCGAGTTAGGTGTTGGCAGTCTGCATGAAAGTCAGCCGGGACTGTCTGCCAAACCGGATACCCCGGAATAGTTCTTTTATACCATACAAGAAAGGGGGGCGAAAGCCCCCCTCACTCAATTACGCACCTTGCGAACCGAACATGCCTAGCGGGTCAGACCAGCCAAACGAGTAACGCTCACGAGCCTTGTAACGTACGTTACCAGTATCAAAATCACCGTCCATACCAGTAGACATTGGCACACGAATAAAGTGCTTCATGCCGTTTGGAACGTCGGTAGTTAAATACCAACCGTTTGTGTCGGTCAAGAAGTGATTAATCGTATAGCCTTCTGGAATCGAACCATTGTTCTTCAACGCGTTGATGTCGTTGTCGGTAGTACCAACACGCAGGCTGGTTTCCAACAAACGGGTCGCAACGAATTGCAGAGCCGATGGGATGATTAATTTACGTGGTTTAGCAGCGATCAACAGGCCACGTTCGTCAGTCCAAGCAGCGATTTGAATAACGGCGGCTTCCAAGGAAGTCTCGTTCAAGTCGGCCTGAGTAGACGGCGTGTTGCTGTTAGTGCCGCCAGATACTAACGGGTGTGCAGTTGAGAACAAAGGTACGCCATCACCGCCGTAGTACTGAGCGGAGTTAGAGAAACCGTTGTTAATAACCGCTGCTGCTTTAACTTGCTTGGTATAAGCCATCGAACGTGCAAGAGCTTTCGTGTAACGAGCCGACAAAGAGTCGTACAAGTTATCTTCGATTGCCTCTTCGGTCAGGGAGAAGCCCTGAGCGATGGTTTCGTGGTTATAGCGAGCAGTCCACGCTTCTTGCGCATTGTCGTAACGAATTGCACTACCTTCGTTTTTGACAGGTGCAGCAGTAAAGCCTGACAGCTTGGTTTCTTCTTCAAACGAACGCTCGGAGGTCTCTGTTTCGTAGAGTTCTTTGTGTTCTTCGCCGTAGCGTGCGTACTCCAGACCGAACAGAGCGTTCAGGCCGGGCAGCAGCTCTTTAAGCAATTGAGCGCGTGAAATAGCCATGGTTTATGCTCCTTATACGCCGGTTGGGTTGAGATACGCATGACCGCCGGTAACCACAGTAGCCACAGTATTACCGGGGCTAGTAAACGTAGAAACCATGAACGGTGCGTTGAACTTACAAATCAGTTCGCAAAAGCCATTTGAACCGTTCGAAGTATCAGGCACGATGTCAACAATACGAACAGGGAACGACGCAGTAACTGCGGTGTTAGCACCGTAAATACCGTTAGTCGAATCGCCAGTAGAGTTTGAGCCAGTATTTTGGCTAATAACAGCGTTTTCGCCTACAACTTGCGAACTTACAAACACAACAGTTGTGTTTGAACAAGTAGCTACTTTAAACAAAATATCAGGGTCATCAACTACGTAAGCTTGGATGTCCGAAGCTGCGGTATTTGCCGGATAAAACTGCGAGAATGTCTTCTGGCTATTGGTAGGGTTAGTGTAAGTACAACCAACGAAGATGCCCACCGGAGTAGCCGTGCTGGTGCCAACATCTTTTTGGATGGTGCCATCAGAAGCCATCTTAACCACGTCGCCATAAAAAATGCCAGTAGCGTAGCCACTAACAATTCTCATCAAACGAGTGGAACCGGCGTACACCTGACCACCGATCAAATTGACCGGTTGAAAGCCATACGGCTTGTCAACTGTAGGATATGCCATAGTTAAACTCCAAAGTTAGAAAATTACTTAATACCCTTGCCAAAACTTGTCGCGGATTTCCGTTCATTGAACAGAGGCATCCTTGGGTCGCTTTGACGCATAAGGTTGTTATCAACCGACTGCATCCAGCCTTCTGCCTGACGTTGGTAATAATCATTACGAGCTTCAACTTTCTTTTTTGGCATCTTGCAAAGTAATAAACCGCCCATTTGCACTTCGCCGTTTTCGTTAGCGTTTAGCTTTAATTCTGGGTGATCTACTGCCCTTACAGGCTCCCAACCCTCACGAATTTGTAATGACACATGAGATGGGATAGCTTGACCAAAAACGTGAGTCGCAATCCAACGGAACTTAAAGTCCGGGTCAGGAATTGGGTCTGGCAGTACGCTCGGCGGTTTATAGTCGTCACGAGTTGATTCTTCGCGTGTTTCAAATTCACGGGATGTGCGGTTAGTAGCCATTTCGGCCCTCCATTTTCATAAGTTCAACGGCATACTGCTTAGTAGTTAAGCCAAGTTTAGCGGCAATTACTTCTTGCGATCTTGTCAACTTAACTTTTTTGGTTGCAGTAGAACGCGCAGCGGATGCGACAACTGTCGCGGCTGGTCTTTTTGAAGTGGATGCGCCTTGCGGCTTTGCAGGCTCCCCAAAAATCTCGGGGAACTTTTCTCTGAGGCGAGAGTCGATTCTCTCGTAGTATTCGTCTGTCCGGGCGTAGTCAGCGCCGTTTTCCGCAGTTAGCCGCTGATGTGCAGCAAGAGCCATCGCGGTGACTTCCTCGTAACCGGGCGCTCCGAACCACTGGTTTTTAGCTTGCCAGCGCAAGGTCTTATCGTCGGGGCGCACCTCTGGTTGAGGCGATGGTTGACTATATACCTGTTCCTGATCGACTTGTAAAGAGGTTGGCCTAAAATTATTTGCTTTGTCCAACCTGATTTTGGCATCTTGCAAGTTTTCTTGCGCCGCCAACATTGCATCAGTATCGTAAGACTCAGCCGCCTCTTTGTATTGTTTCCGAGCCATCTCCAGATCGGCCTCTGCTTTTGACTTCAATACTTCAGCAAAGGTCTGTTCACCAGAATTAACGTACCCGCGCAATTGCTTGTTTTCGTTTACAAGCTGCTGGGCTACCCGAATAGCTTCCTCGCGCTCACGCAGGGCTGTCTCTTTAGCACGGCGTTCATCGTGCCGGGCATGAGCCAACTCTTTGATGCGCTTTTGAACCTTGTCGCTGTACTGCTCAATCTCATCATCAGAAGGGTCAGTTACTTCGCGCTCCAGAGGTTTTCTGCCTCGGTCTTGTTCGGGAGTATCGTCTTCAATTTCGATCTCGACATCGGACTCGGTGCTGATATCAATATCATCGTCTTCCATCCGTATTTCTGGCAGGTCATTATCCCCGCCCTTGCCCGGAATGCTTAGTTCCGTCATGTACTCTTCGGTAGCCATGTGTTTCTCCTTATGCTGCGCGTGCGTAACCGCGTGGGTCTTCTACCGTGCCATCAACTTGATCGTCAAAAATTATACGGAAATCGCGTCCGTGAATTTGGAATCGAGTACCGCTGTAAGCACGAACCAAAACAAAATCACCTTCTTTACACCAAGGACCGCTTGGGAATCTATCTGTGTCTTTGTACGCATCAGGCCCCAACGCTACAACAAACAACACCGTTGTAGTTTGTTCTTCAATGCGCTGTGACAGACTTGCTTTAGCAATAAACGAATCATCAAACGTATCTCCTGCTGGTGGAATTGCGCACAAAATTTTGTGCCCAGTAGGTTTTGGTAATTGACGTGCTTTATCTTCATCGCCGGGCGAATCAATTGTTTCGCCTGTTAAATCTTTTTCTTGTTTAATCAAGTCTTTCAAATACTGCGGGAGCATTAAATCACTCATCGAAATCATCCTTTGTGGCTTTCTCAGCAAGGTCAAGTAAATGGCGCTCTGCGATAGCTAGACCTTGAATTACACCGCAAAGCTTTGTATAAGCAGCAAAATCAGCACAGGCACCGCCTGCTACATCATCAGCGTAGTTGTTCATATCGTCCCGAATTTTTCTGCGCAAGATGTCAACAAACGACGTGTACTCCTGTAGGGTTGTCATTTAGTTCCTTTTGACTTAGGTTGGGGTTTGTTTAGCTCTTGCCGACGAAACTCCATGTCAGCTTTAATTTTTGCAATGTCCGTCCCCATGCGAACACCTTCAATTTCGTTAGAAGACGCAGCCTTTGCTTGGTCGAATTGAGATTTCATACCCAACTTCATACCTTCCAACTCAAACTGCGCAGAAACTTTTTCTCTTTCAAGCTCAAGTTTGTCTGCTTGTGCAGCAGCGTCTGCTGCAATTTTTGCTTTCTTAAGCTCAAGCTCTTGTATCTTGAGTTGAAGCTCTTGCATCTGCATTTGAAGAACCGGGTCTTGTTGGTTTTGTTGCGCTTGTGCAGCGGCGGCTTGTTGTGCAACTTGGCCTTGGCTGTTTTGTAGAACGATAGGTGCGGCTTGTGCAATAAGCCGTGATAGCTGTACTTCTACAGCAGGGTCTAACTTATCGTCAGGCATTGGTAAATCAGCGCCCAACGCTTCTTGTATCTTGTTGCGATATGCAAAGCCTAAGTGTTCTGCAATGTGCGCCATCATCGCCTGTTGAATCATCGGCGCTTGTGGGTTTTGTCCCATCATCTGTTGAATCAACGGGTCTTGCACAGCAGCCATGTGTACTTTGATGTGTGCTTCGTGGTCTTGGTACATAAACGCTTTCACAGGCTTTAACTTCAGCACGTTCATGTTTTCTGTTATTGGGTCTTGTGGCGTACGATCGTCCTCCATCGGCACCAACTTATTGGCGTTTTTTATGCCTAGTACGTCCAGCATCTGACGATGCAGCACAGGCATGTCGTATATCTGTGGCGCAGTCTGCGCTAGTTGCAACACCGCTTGATACTGAACAACCCGCTGCGACATCGTTGCAGCATTAGGGTCAGAGACAGGAATGATCTCTATGTCTTCGTAGTCAGATTTTTTAGCGCGTCTGTTGCCAGATGTAGGCTCGTACTCGTAATCTTCAGGCGAGTAGTCACGAATAATTGCTGCTAGGAGTTGGAGTTCTTGTTTGAGGGCGTAGTGGACTCGGGCTTGAACGGCAGACATAACCTTGAGCGTTCGTTCAAGTATGGCAAGAGTTGTTCCCACCGGAGTATTAGCCGACATATCGGACACTTGGATGTCGGCAGTTGCTGCGAAACGTCGGCCTTCCTCAACGATAGTACCAAGGAGTTGGAATAGAGTAGCCGATGGTTCTTTGTAAGGTAGCGGCAATATGTTGTCACGGATAGCTCCTGAACCTGTATCTACGTCTCGCCATTCGCCCGGAGCGATTGGTGTGTCATCGCCTTTAATCCGAAGTCCTCGCGATTTAAGTCCTCCGGGGAGATTGCTGAGAGTTCCCGCATCCACGAGTTGTCGCATAAGGCTGGTGGCTGACTTGGCGTAACCACCGATGAGATGAAACAGCCCGAAGCCGTAGGGACCAAAGCCGGGAATATATTGGTAGTGAACAAAATGTTGCCTCTTTAGTTTGAGATCATCGTCTTCTAACCAGTTGCGACGAATAGATAATATGTCGTCGGAACCTTTAAGTATTGTCACCACGTATGGCAACGCTATGCCGGTAGGTTCACCGTCTTCATCAACATCTTCATAGCCGGGCAAATCTAAGTCAACATGCACTTCATACAGCTCGTAGCGGTCATCAAACGCCGCTGACATGCCTGACTCTTTGTCTTTCTTCTGTTGTGTTTCGTTGGTTACTTTAGGCGGCTCCCCTAAATCAAGGTCGCGATAAAACCCAGCTTTTTGCAATTTTAAAACGTCATTCTCGTTCTTGCGCATGCGATGTGTTAGACGCTGGCATGTTTGTAGTTCTGTCGTGCCGTAAGGCAGGATGATGTCTTCTGCTGATACGTAGACCGATGTTTGACGATCTAGTGTGGGGTCTACATACACTTTTTTAAACGCGGAGCCGATGGCAGGTAAAGAGAACAGCATGCGTTCATGTTCAGGACGAAACTCTTTCATGACCTCAGTCAATTCGTAGTTCATGTCCTCTTGCACACGCTCTGCAATCTCTTTCTTCTCAGGTGTTTCTTTACCTAAAATCTTGGCCTTGGTTGGTCCTTTAGCTGGGAATGTTTCTGTAATTGTTTCTGATTGAAAACGAACAACAGCTTCAGTAATCATAGGGTGAAACACGCCGCACGCGCCTGACCACGGTTCAGTACGTTCTTCGTATTTCAAACCTAACAGCGTCAAGCCTTCTTTATAGGTATCTTCCCAATCCTTGCGTGAAGCCAAGTCGTTACGCACGTCATCCAAAATTTCGCCGACAAGCGACTGCAACTCGCTCTCATCAATCTCTTCTGCAAGGTTGGCGTTAAAGTCTTCTTCCTCTTCTTCGCCCGGTTCAATTTCAATTTCCATGTCGCCAGCTTTAATACGCACGGCCTCTGGGTCTTCAATCTCAATCTCTATGCCATCTTCTTCTGCGTCGGCTGGCATGCCCAAGGGGGCAGCGTACAGGGCTTTATCTATCGACATGGTGCGTCCTTAATAGTATGCGTGTGACTTGCGTTTAAAAAATGTCGGTTCATCCTCGTAGTCGCTTGGCAGACTGATGAAGCCGCCTTGGCGATAGCGCAGTAGCGCTTGGGACACCGTATCAACATAGTCGTCATGCTCTCCCACAGGGAAGGCTGCGACCTCCTCAATCACTTCTCTTGCCCATCGTGTGTCTGGTGCCCACACTTTGCCGCTATGGAAGAAGTCGGCAACAGCGTTAAGACGGGCGGTTTTGTCTGTGGTGCCTTTGACACGTCCTCGGCTGGGGGTGAATTCATCAACGGGGATTCCCATTGCTCTGAGTTCTTGGATAAGTGGTGCGCCTGCTGCCTTTTTCTCCACAATGAACGCATCTGGCTCCCACTCCTTGTAATGTTTTAAAGCAGTTGCCTTTAATTCAGGGAACTGCATCCGGTCTTTGAACGCGTCTAGCAATATCAGGTTAGGTGCGCCGTTGTCCTCGTCGTTATACCAAACGCCCCATGTAGTACACGCGCTATAGTCGGCTGATGTTTTGGATTCATGCGCCGTATCCCAGCTCTGAATGACGTAGCTACACTCTGGCGGCTCATCATCCTCCCAAACTTTCCATGAACCGCGCCCAATAATGGCTGACACGTCCGATGTTGGGTTCTGCATGTACTGCGCGTTCCAAAACCGGGGGTCTAAGTTAGCTTTTTTGGCTTGTAACATCTCCAACGGCCACTGCTCAGGCCACAACGACTTCTCTTCCGGCGTTCCCTCGTTAAATATGGCAGGTAACTCCACAATTTCCCACGTATCCGCGTTTGGGTTCTTAATTTGGTAGTCAATTAAGCGTCCGGTCAGGTCAACCATACTCCAACGCGTCATAATTACAATAATTGCGCCGTTTGGCATCAGACGTTGCAGCGGACCCTGCTGGAACCACGCCCATGCGGCATCAAATGCACCGCGGCTGTTGGCTTTCATGTCCTGTTCTGAGTGTGGGTCGTCAATTACAAACAAATCAGCACCACGACCAGCCAACGCACCACCCACACCGGCTGCATAGTACTGGCCTCCGGCGCTAGTTGACCATTTACCGGCGGCTTTCTGGTCGTCAGCTACCTTAGTTTTGGGAAAAATGTCTGCGTATTCCTCGGACTCCAGCAAATTTCGCACGCGACGACCAAAATCCTCAGACAAACCCGCGGTGTGGGTGCCCATGATGATCTTTTTCTCGGGGTATTTGCCAAGGAAGTAGGCGGGGAACAGGTAGGAGGAAAACTCTGACTTACCCATACGTGGCGCGATGTTGATAATCACGCGTTTTTTCTTACCGTCAATGACGTCTTGGAAGATTTTGGCTAGCTTCCTGTGATGGGGGCCAATCTTAAAGCCCGGATAAACCTGTGTCGCAAACCCAAGTACTGAATCTTGAGCAGCTTTCTTACCCGCACGGTTCGCCCTCTCCTCCAGATCAGACAGCAGTTCTGCTTTCTCCTGCGCTGAGAGCGTAGGTAGTATCTTGTTAAGCGCTGCGATTTCATGCTGGTTCAGGTTCATCGTTGGCCTTCGGCGTTTCCTCTACGTACATAACGTCAGTTATATCCACGATTTTTGCCATGCGTTCTAGCTTCTCTTTAATGCGACTATCTAGTTCAAAATCCGACAATACATTATTTTTAACTTCTACCCGATCAGTAAATAACGCAACCTCTGTTACCTTACCCAACAGTTCAAGCGCACGTAGCCGTATCTTGGCATCAGGGTGTTTTGTTTCCTCCACCAACTGCGCTACTGCATAGCCCCTAATCTCCTTAGCCTGTTCAACAAAGTGCCAATCGTACGCAGTTAACATTCCAACAAGATGCTTTACCGCTTCTGGCGTGGTCACTTTCGTTAACGCCGTTTTTTTAGTTTTGGGGTCTTGGTCTTGGGTTAGTACAGCGAACGCTTGTCTGGCGCTGTCTTCCTGAATCTGGTCTGTTATGTCTTCGTCGGATACCGCGCCCAGTTCTTCAAGCCATTTAGCCGTTTCAACTTGTGCGTCCATCAGTTGTTCAGGGCTTGCTTTGGAGAAAGGCGTAGCCACCGGCGCGTTGAGAACGTCGGGAGTAAAAACAGTTTCATCTAATAAATGCTCTAGCATAGGCGCTGACCATTGCAGTCACGTTGGGCGGAGTATATACTCAGTTTTGCGGTTGTGTAAATTTTTACATGATTGCTGTCTCCGTGGTTGGAGATGTTGTTCTCCGCTTTGGCGGAGATGTTTCTCGCTTAGGGCAACGGCCCTTTCAGGCCCCTACTTCGGTGGGGGCTTTTTTTATGTGTGTTTGTCAAATGTTAGACAAGTTCCTATTTGATTTTTTATAGAAATTTTTGTGTTATTTATTTGACTACTTGCTCATGTTTTGCTTTTTTTGGGTATGTTATTGAATTTGAAACAAAAGTGAGATTGCGTGTGGGGAATAGTGATCTATGGCGACGCCGCTTCGCTGCTGTGGTTGCTTGGGTGGGGGTATGGTGGGGTTCGCTCTTAGGGAATAACACGTTAAAAAATAACGTGTATGGTAAAATATAGTTGTCGGTTTGAGAGCACTTCGCTCTGCAACGACGTCAAGCGGGACAAGTTGTCCCGCTTAGCTTTTTGAGGAGAACCACCATGTCACAACGTAAGCACTCGCAGTTGTTTGACTGCTTTGACGTACTGTCATTCGATCAATCAGACATCGATGCAATCGTAAGCGAAGCCAAGTCACTTGGCGCAAAGACTCGTGCTCAAGCTAACGAGTTGATCTTGCTTTGGGCGCACGATCGTTTCGGTATCAAGATCGTTGACACGCTCGACCACAAGAAGAAAGTCAAAGGCTTTGACCCTGAGCACCCAGACTTTCAGGCTATCAAGAAGCGCAAGAACCGTATCCTTGCTCGTATGGGATTCGGCGTTAAGACCACAAACCATGTGTTAGACAAAGACCCTTTGCTTGCAAGCGCAGAGCGTTTTGCTAAGTCTCACACTACCGCGCAGATTAAGAAGTACATCAAGTTCTTGCAGGAGCAAATCTAAGCGAGACACGTTGTCCCGCTTTCAACCGAACCGCGCAGGGAATCACCCCTCTGCGCGGGATTTAATCCATGTCTAATAGGAGAACCACCATGTCTGAAAAATTAGAAGACAAACTAGCAACGCTAGTATCACTAGCCTTTGACGCACACCAACAAGCGGCAAAACTTGGCATTGACAAAGCAACCGTAAAACAGATATTCAAAGCATAC